CCAGCCTGGTTTGCGAGGTGTGACGAGATGTCGAACCCTGCGTCTGCAATTAGCTCGTTTGATACTGGGATGAGCAGACCGTACTTGTAGGCACCAAGAGTGATGCTTGAGTAGGTTGGCTCGCTCTCGGCAATAGCAGAACCAGCAGCCTTTAGGGTTGCGGCGCTGTATGCGGTGAGAGTTGGGATGGTGATGTCCTCACCAGAGGTGGTGTTGATTCTGTTACCAACGTCGAGCATTGGACCGACTAGGCGGGCAACGTCGAATACCTGGTCAAAGAAGCTCTTTGGCACAGTGTCGGTGGATGGAACCATAGTGCGACGCTCAAAGGTGTGTGCGCCACGGGTAGCTGCGATCTCGCGCAGGATTTCTGAAGATGAACGCTCGGTGACTGGCTCTGCAATCTGGAAGCCCTTAGCAGCGGCCGAAGCCTCTACTGCGCGCTCCTCGTTGCGCTGTGCAACGGCAATAGCCTCGTCGGCACGACGGATGTCGTCCTCGATGCGGTCAATCTTCTGTAGTTCCTCAGCGGATAGGCCACGCTTCTCGGAGTCTGCTAGGTCAATGACCTCGCGGATCTGCTCAGTGAGATTAGCGCGGACTTCCTGCTGAGTCTTTACGAACTCAGACATTTAGTCTCCTAAATAGATTGTTTACTTGGATACCAGTCGCGCTGACGCGAACTGAACACGGCAGAGCTGACTCACAATCCGATATGTAAATTTTACAGGAGATGTCCGCGGGTAAAGGAAACCCCCAGGGAAAGGACTACCTGGGGGGAACCCGCTCTGTTTGCGGAAAGGGATTACCGCTTCTCGTCAGCCTTAGTAACGCGGGTTTCTTTAGCTGGTCTTTCAAAAGGTGTACCGTCTTGGACTTTGCCGTCCTTGTCACCATCACGAGCATCAGGCTTGAACGGCACTGGTGCATCTAGACCAACAACTGCATTTGCCATCGCGTCTACCAGATTGGCTATCGGGCCTGACTCTGGGTTTCCGGCGACAGCAAGGATCGCCTTCTTGATATCTTCTCTAGTCGCCATATTAGTTTCCTGTCAGTAGTTTGAGTTTCATTTTCTTGAGAGCAAGCATCTCCATATCACCATCGGACTTTGCATCGTCCTTGATGGTGTAAGAGTTGATTGCTTGATTTAGCAGGCGTCCCTCGTCCTCTGAGAGTTCCTTGCCTTCCTCTAGCTTGACCATTGCGTCAGCTAGGGCATCTGCGTCTACTTCGGCTCTTTCTGCAACCTTGTCCAACCCGCGGACAGAAGTTGTGCCTGCCGTAGAGCTGTAAGCGGGAAAGGCAACGATTGAAACCTCGTGAAGCCTGACCGAGTTTAGGGTGCGCTCCGAGCCGTCGTTTGACCAGTCGTCGCCACCTGAAGGTACTGAGAAGCCAAAGCTCATCGAGTCTACGTCGCCACGGCGTAGTAGCTCTGCCGCGTCACGTCCGGCCGAAGTGTTTGGGAAAGTTGCACTTACGCGTAGCCCGCGCTCATCTTCGTTCAGCCTCATAGTCCCAGCGCGTGTAGAACCGAGTACGGTTCCCGTGTCGTGGTTCCACAGCAACTTGATGTCGTTGCGTGACTCTAGTGAGCGCTTGAACGCTCCGGGTGCAATCCGCTCAATAAACGGTAGAGGCTCAGACGGGGTGTTGAATACAGCAGCGTAACCCTCAAAGGTCATTCCGTCGCCATCTTCGCGTACCTCGAACTCAATCGGGGTCGTGCGAGTCTCGATCTTTGACAATGCTTCGCCTTTCGCTCGGCCTTCGTTTTCTTCTTCAATTCTAGCAACTACACCTTCGGCATAGCTCAGTGCGCGCTGTGCAGCTCGCTTTGACGGGCCTGAACCCCAGAGTAGGTGTGCTACGACGCCAGCACTAGGATAATCGTCCGAATCAGGTCGTGCGGCGGGAGAGTCCAGATCAACCAAGTGACGAGCAATCCAAGCCCGAAGCCTAACCCACTTCTCAGCAGTAACAGAACCGCGAGCCATAGCCCGAGCTTCTCGTATAGTTCTTTCAACCAAGCCATCTCCGCCGTAGCCCTCCTCGTAGTATGCGAGTCCCCGTCTAGCGGCTGCTCTCATATAAGCCGGAGGGGCTAGGTTTACATCTCTGAATTCGATTGAATTGGTTTCTTCCTCTGGAGCTGGTGCTTCTGGCAGAGGCTCTATCTCCGTTAGCGTGGAGAACTTATGTCCGACTCTAGTATCAGTTTCCCTATAGCCACCCTCTACCTCTTCCCAGATTGAGATGAGGGCTGCTGGGTCGGCTGGGGTGCCATTTACGCTGACTGAACTATCGGGTACGTTGATCGTGCCGTCTTCGACAATCTCTTTGACCTGTCCGCGAGCGCGACCACCAGAGCTGTTCCAAGATACAAAGCTACCGACCTTTAGTGTTCCAGGCATAGCCCTCTCTCCGCCTGGCTCTAGGTCTTCGGCTAGGGAAAGTGCGACCATTTGATCTATTGCTTCTTGCTTAGTTTCGTGGCAACCCATAACTTCACCGTCACTCTTCTCTACTGCCCAGCCACCGCAGTCTGGGTTACTGTCTGAAATGTAATAAGGCATTAGATTGTCTGCCTTAGAAAACTAATGGTGTGACCTTCTTTTTCAGAAACTGCGTAGAGCTGCTCTAACGGAGCAATCTCAAATTGTAGTGTCTGCTCTTTAGCCAATGTCAGACCAGTGAGCGTAGTTACTTCAGGACCACCGATGTAAACCGTGTCGGTGTTATCGTCATTGTGAATCGTCAGATTGGCATAGCCGTTGTAAACGCCGTCAATAGGCGTCGCGGTTGTACCGATGCTATTACGACCGCTACTGAGCATTACCGTCCTCCGGCTGTAGCTGAACTGAAACTGCGCCTGTGTGTACGAACGCTGGTAGGCCGAGCTTGGCAGCAGCGTCTGTCGGGTCGTAACCTGACTGAACAAGTTGCTGAAGCATCTGTACCTTGGCGCTCATCGCGGACAGATCGGCTGCGTCTACGTTTACGTTTGCCAGAGGTACGCGAACTGTGTTCGCTGACTCATCGTCAATCGGCTCTAGGTCTTCGAAACGGCGAACGTCGTTGATCTTGTAGTAGCCAGCCTGTAGACCACGGCTGTAAGCCTCTGTGCGACTGTTGATATCGGCCCTCAGAAGCCCGTCTAGGCTGAATTTGACAAAAGCGGCCTCTAGGCCTGTCTCTTGGCTCAAAAGGCTTGTAAGAGCGCCCTCTAGCTTCTGAGCGATAGGTCTGAGGGTGTGTGTGACGAAAGCGATGTTGTTCTGCTCTACCGAAGCGTAGGTGTTAGTGCCTGGAAGGCCAAGAAGGTGTGGCGGGATGTTGAATGCCCTTGCCACGTCCTCTACGGCCATTCTGCGGCTGTCTAGGAACTGAGCTTGATCATTTGGCACGTTAGTTGGCTTGTAAGCGGCACCGCCTGTGATAATCGCGGTCTTGTGCGCCCTGCCCCAGCCCTTGTGGCGTGAGTCGAAGGCTTCCTGCATAGACTTGGCCTGCTCAGCGGTCAGGTTGCCTGGAACTTCCAGTACACCAGAGGTGTGAGTGCCTGAACCGAAGAATTTGCTTGCGTAGTTCTCCAGAGCCTGCGCTAGACCGAAGTTTTCCTTCAGAGCCTCTACGCGGGAGATGCCACGCATAGTGCCTGGCTTTACGACATCTGGGATAAAGATAATCTGTTCGCTACTGAGTAGCTTGTCCTCGCCCTTGACGTCAAACATCACCCTGCCAACGCCATTGCGCTTGATAGCAACGTCAGTTGGGTTCAAGACATTCATATTGACGATCTCGCCCCTGCGGTTGCGGAATACGCGGATAAAGACGTTTCCGTCTAGTAGCAGAGAGACGATAGCTGACCCGTAGAAAGCCTCTTTGGTGCTGTCTATGTCTGGTTTGGTCACCCAGGCTGGTCGTGGCCTCAGAGCGCGACGTGCGCCCTGTGAGCGTACGTATGCGTCTATAGGCAGAGTCGCCACAGTGTCTGAGATTAGAGAGACGGCCGAGAACACAGAATTTAGCTGTAGGGCGGTGTCATTGTTTACGACAGTGCCTGAAAGCGACTGAGTGTCAATAAAGTCGCCGGACCCCCAGACTGTCTGGAAAGAAATGGCCCGCTTCTCGAACAAGTTGTTTAGCATTAGCTACGCTCCAAGGCAATACCGAATAGGAGTGCCGCGATACCCGCTAAGATAATTCCCAGCGGCAAGTAAATAAGTGCTGCACCTACTGAAATAAGTGTTGCACCTGCAATTTGCAAGACTGTTGGTGTCATACCTGCCTAAATAAATACTTGTGGCACTATATCTTCCATTCTACCCACGGTAGCCCGTTCATAAGCACTCACGGCTGCCACTGCCGCGTCTATTCGACGATTACTGTTGCGGTTCTCTTTGACAATGCGTGGTCCGATGTTGTCTATCTTCAGAACACAGTTGTCTAGGTGCCTCGCAAGCAGCGGATCGCCTGAGTGGGTAAGTTTCTTCTCCATAACAGCGTCGAAGAATCTCGCGGTGGCTTTCACCATACGAGACGGCGATGTAGAGGGGAACTCTACGATCGGGAGGCCCTTTTCCTCCATTAGGTAAGCCATAGTACGTTGCCAGCGATAGGGGTCGCAAGCAATCTCTCTAACTTTAGGGTGTTCTTGGCAAAATCGGATAATTTCGTTCTCGACGTCGGCAATATCCACTCTCCAGGTGTTGTCGTCGTCTGGACCCTTCTCCCAAGCCTTGATTAGGAAGATATGTGGCTGTTCTTCGTCTTTAGGGATGGTGCAACCGACCAAAACGGTCGTATCGCCTGAAAATGACCCGTCAAAGCCGATTACAAGCTCATCATCGGGCGAAACCTCGTATTCACCGAGTAAATCATCCCAAGTACCCGTCGGAAGCCACGTCAAGTTGCTAGAAACCCACTGATTACAGCGTTTTGTGCGAAATTCGGCCTCTGGAGTGCGTAAAACCGTGCTTGCGAAGTCATCTTCGCTGTTTAGGTCGCCAAAACCAGGGTTAGCGAGCTGCCAAGTCGTCTTAGAGCGGAAGTCTGACTCCTGATCAGCCTCCCACCACGCCATAAAGAAGCTTGGGTCCTCTACTTCGCCTCTCGCGACCCTCTGACCGTACTGATAGAGGTTGTAGGCGATTGAATCTTGTCCGTTTTTGTCTGATTTCTGTCCAGCAGTCGTAATACAGAACATAGTTGCCATATTTCCACGCGCACCTTGCGCTAGTTGCATTACATCGAACAATTCACGGGTCGGTTGGGCGTGTAACTCGTCAAAGATGACCATAGTGGGCGACAAACCCTCTTTTGTGAAGGCTTCAGCGCTCAAAACGCGATAAACGGAGCCTGTAGACGGTACTTCGATGGCATCTCGGTAGATTTTGGCTAATTCTGCTAGTTCTGGCTCATTTTCTAGCATTCGCTTTGCTTCACCAAACACAATGCGCGCCTGATCCTTGTCAGCAGCGCAGGAATACACCTCGCCACCCTTCGGGCCAGTAAGCAGTGACCAGAGTGCAACACCAGAGGCGAGCGCCGATTTGCCATTCTTTCTAGGAACACCTACGAGATTGACCCTTGACCGAAAGCCATCGTTGTCAGCCGCGAAGGCGTGAATTAGAAGATTGCGCTGCCAAGGGCGAAGACGCATAGGCTCGCCAGCACGACCGCCAACAGAGTCTTTTGTAACCGTAGCGAACGTATCAATAAAGTCGCTTGCTCTAAGTCCATAAGACGATGTTAGCGCATCCTCGGGGACCGGAGTCAGCCACTTAGGAGGCCAGCTTTCCATTCTTCTCCCACTTGTCCTGCAACTGTTCTAGCTTCGACCTAGCTTTTACCTCGGCGTAGCCCAACTTGGTGCGGTCAGCGGGTGTTAGTCCTAACCTGCCCATATTGTTTGCAATCATCACCTCTAGGTCGTGGAGCTGACGGAACAACCGCCAGTTCTCAGGATCTGCTTGCGCTCTTTCCATCAACCATAGTCTGCGGTCTTGTTGCTCGCAGACCATTTGCAAAAACTCAGTGTCGGTTCGACTACTAATCCATAACTCGCCTTTGGCGTAGATCGAGTCCCACAGCTTCTGCCCCGCGTCGCCTAAAGGGCGCAGAGGGTCGGTGTATCCGCCTGGTATCGCGATTGTGGCGCTTTCCGCAGGTAGCGGGCGTTTGCCCGGATTGCCTATCAGGCGCTTCTGCTCAACAGGCTTGGCTGGTCTTCCCATAAAAGTAGGTTACCAGAAAGCTTTTGTTTCGCGACAGAATACGCAACAG